TACATTTATGATTAATGGTTAGACTTTCTTGAGTTCCTTTTGTATACCCTGCTGGTAATGCCTCAAAGCCATAAGCCAATGCATAAGCAAATCTATGTGCTTTAACATTTATGGTTCTACCATTTCTTGTAATACCAAAGGCTCTGTATTTATCTCGTTTATCCCATTTACAGGAATTAAACAAAATACACCCTGTTGAAGTATTTAATTGTTTAGTTTTAAATCTATTTACTACATTTTCATTTTGAATACCATATCTAATGGCTTCATCTTTATTGGTTAACATTTCTATCTCCTTTAATATTGTTATACCCACTATCTTAGTATACCATATTAACTTTAATGATATTTTTAATATTTAAGGTTCTCTTGGTTTTTTACAGATTTCAGGTAGGTAAACAATTTGTTATTAAAACAAACCCTGTTAGTTACTTTCCCTGAAGTATCCCAATTACCAATTGGTGCGATATTCTCTTCAGTTCTGTTTGGTGTTACCCAAACGCCTTAACTCCTACTGCTGTCTGAGGCGTATTATCCCCTTGGCACAATTACCAAGTTCTAAAACAGGTATTAAAAGCATACCATAAAGCCCTAAAATTGTCAAATAAGCCCATTTTTACGCATAAAAAGAGGCTCCTGTGGAGAGAGATAAAAACCACAGAAGCCCCATCAGTAGGTAGACCCTGAAGCAGGTTCAGGGGGTACTACCAGTATACCATTACCAAGAACTTAGTGCTATGCGCTTCCATGTATTTTGGGCTACACAGATATAAATATAATCTGCATCCCAAGCAATTCTTCCAGCATTACCATTGGCTGTTGAAGATGCAGGTGTAAATGAATCCATGAGGAATGCACCATTTATCTTAACAAATCCTGCAGAAAAATCACCAGCAATTAGTGGTGTTGCTGTATTGCTGTTAGCAATTATTAATTGATTACTTACTCCACCAGCATTTTGTCCCGCTTGATAACCAATAAATACATTGCCTGAGCCATTATCATTCAATTGAGCAGCATCTTTACCAATATAAGTATTATTGCTACCTGTTACAACTGCATTAGCAGCATTTCTACCAACGACTGTATTAGCATTTCCACCACCAGCAATTGTTGCAACAGGAACAGTAAATCCTGAACCGCTTGCACCTAATGCAGTTGATGTTTGTAAGCCTAATATAGTAGTAGAACGAACACCTCGTGTGGTTCCAGTCATTGTTACAGATGTTACCGCTCCACCAGAAACAACAATTGTTGCAGGCTTAGGAATAGAATCATTATGATTAGTTGCAATTAACATAATATTTGTATAAGTTCCATCAGTGTAATTGCTTCCTCCATTTATTGTTCCTAAAGAAGCAATTGTTGAAGATAATTGGGCTAAACATGCCTGTCCAACTGCAGTATTGTCATTGCCAATAATGTTTCCATTTAATGCACCACCACCAACACCAGTATTAAATACACCAGTGTTATTAAGACGCAATGCACCATTACCAAGACCAGTATTGGCATTTCCTGTTGTATTACTTGCTAATGCATTTGCACCCTGACCTTGGTTATTTAAACCAGTTGTGTTATATTGCAATGCATTTTCTCCAAGAGCAACATTTCCTGAACCAGTTGTATTATTTGCTAATGCATTTGTACCAATAGCAGTATTTAATGTAGCGTTATTATTTCTTAATGCTTGATAGCCAATTGCAATAGTTCCGTTTTGTGTGTTAAATTCATTTGCTTGTGTTCCAATTGATATTGTTGAGCCAACATTATTAGTTCTTTGAGCATTATAACCAATAGCAATATTGTCACTTGAAATTGTTACACCATCAAGAGCACTTATACCAAGTGCATAATTATTTGCACCAGTTGTTAATGAATCAAGAGCACCAGCACCATTTAACTTAATATTAGTTGTATTAACAATTACAGATGCATCAGCACCAGCAACTCCTTGTATACCCTGCGGTCCTTGCGGTCCTGTTTCTCCTTGAGGTCCCTGCGGTCCTGTTGCACCTTGTGCTCCTTGAGGTCCTGTCTCTCCTTGTATTCCTTGTGGTCCAGTTGCTCCTGTCTCACCTTGTGGTCCTTGAGGTCCTGTCTCACCCTGTATGCCTTGAGGACCCTGTGGACCTGCATCTCCTTGAGGACCTTGTGGTCCTGTTAGACCAATTTCTCCCTGTGGACCTTGTGGACCTGTGGGTCCCTGAATTCCCTGTGGTCCTGTTTCTCCTTGTGGACCCTGAATACCTTGTTCACCTTGTATTCCTTGAGGACCTTGTGGTCCTGTTGGACCTGCTGGTCCTTGTGGACCTGTTTCACCTTGAATACCAACTGCACCAGAAAGATTTACTGTCCATGATGAAAATGTTCCAGAACCAATAGATTCAGTTACATTTAAATCAAGTTCTCCTGTTAAACCATTATAAGAAGTTACAAGTCCAACAAAATAATGTGAACCATCATGTGCAACGATTGCAGATTGTCCAACAGAATAATCTACATTTAAATCATTTAATATTACAGATGCAACTGTATTCTTTGCAGGAATTGCAAATGTTTCAGATGATGTTGTGTGGTAATGGTCGCCATCTGCACCTGCAGCACCAGTAGCACCTGTTGCACCTGTTAATCCTTGAATACCTTGTGGACCTTGTTCTCCCTGAATACCTTGTGGTCCCTGTGGTCCCATTGGACCTTGTGGACCAGTTTCTCCTTGCAATCCTTGTGGACCTTGAGGACCAGTATCACCAGTATCACCTTTGTCGCCTTTTTCACCAGTAGGTCCTTGTGCTCCTGTTGGTCCTTGCTCACCTTGTGGACCAGTTGGTCCTGTTAATCCCTGTATTCCTTGTTCACCTTGAGGACCTTGTGCTCCTGTTAAACCAATTGGACCCTGTGGTCCTGTTGCACCTGCAGGTCCTGCAACGCCTTGTGGTCCTTCTGCACCAGTTGGTCCTTGTGCACCAGTTAAACCAATTGGTCCTTGTGGTCCTTGAATACCTTGCGGTCCTTGAGGACCTGCTTCACCTTGTGGACCTTGTGCACCTTGTGGTCCAGTTGGACCTGTTGGACCTTGTGGTCCTGCAACAACTTCTAATCCTGTTGCTAAAACTTTAATTTCTGTGGGGGAAACAATTGTTACTTTCCCTGTTGATAATGTTGAAATAGTCATCGTGTTATGTCCTCTTCTACAAAGATTTGTCCTCTAAGGACAGTGTTCACCTTGTTATTGACACTATTTGTGCCTTCAATATCAAAATAACTAATCATTGGAAGGTCTGCTGTATCTAACTCAATTGTCAAGATATTTTCATTCTTTACAATTGCTAATGTTGTAACTTCTGTGGCATCTGCTGGATATTCTCTAACTTTACCTGCAAAATCCCAATCTGTTAAATCAAGTGCATTGCCATCGCTATCTGCTAATAATACAGTCATAGGGGCTGCGTCGTTTCTATAAACTCGCCACTCTATCGTGGGTGGTTGTAAATCTAATATGTCCATAAGACCTCCAAGGTGAATATACATATATTGTAAACTATAGGTATTGTGAGTCCTGAATTATTAACCGCTATGGCTGCTGCCATCACTACCATTATGGGGGCTAATTTTGCATTGATTAAATGGCTTATTAATAAATTCTTAGTTGAACTAAAACCCAATGGAGGCAATAGCCTCAAAGACCAAGTCAATAGACTTGAAAAGCGGGTAGATGATATTTATACAATCCTCGCTGAACTCAATAGCAAAAAGACAAGAACCAAGAAGTAAACAAACCCACTCAGGTTATGGCATCAAGAGTGGGTCTGCCATTCCTACGGCAGTAAAGTAGGAAATCTATATACTTAATGGAAGTGTTTGTGTCATGGTTATGTTTCCAGAATACCAACCATTTTGTCCTGAATTTGTCATTGAACTGCTATGGCTTAAGTTTGCTACCTTTGTCCAATTAACATTATCTGATGAGAAATAAACTTCATATGTTGGTCTTGTAGAAGTTGATGTTCCTACACCGTTTCTATTTCCTCTAAATGAAAGATATGTAATATCATAACGAGGTTGACCTAAATCAATTACCCATTCAAATGATGTATTACCAGTAGTTACCGCTCTTGGTTCCCAACCTGCAACAGCCCAAGAACCTGCATTGTTATATCCACCAGTTGCTTTAGTATTGTAATATAAAGTATTTCCGTCTAATGTACCAGCAAATGTACTTGTTGTTATATCTGGAATAGCACCAGTTGTACTTGCACTCCACCATTCAACATTTGTTGGTGTAACAAATTTAATTGGTTTTTGGAATGCCCTGTCTATATTTGTAGCAGATGTTCGTGCCCTAAAGTCTCCTATTAATGGAGAGTATCTAAGAGCCGTTGCATTAAATGTATTTTGCTTTAATTTAATATATCTGACTGGAGTTGTTCCAATTTGGTCTGCAATTCTTGTTACAGTAAATGTTTGACTACTTGAATAAGCATTTCCAAACTGGTCATATTTAGTTAATGTTACTGTTTTTGAACCACTGCTACTCCAAGTCTTTATTGGATTTTGTAAGGTTGATGTTGTGCCATCACCAAAGTTCCACAAATATGAAGCGGTATAAAAATCACCAGTTGAGAATGTATATTTATCTCCTTGAATGTTTTCAGAGGTATTTCCAATAGTATAAGTAAATGCTGGGAATGGCTGTAAATTTAATGGCAATGAAGGTATTGAAGAATCTAATACTATGCTTGGTGAAGATTCTGCATTAGGACCAAGAACTCCTGAATATATAGTTCCAATCTTATACCAATTACTTGTATTAAAATCAAATGTTTCTTCAACATTATCTGTAACCCAAACATTAAATGTATGGCTGGTTGTTTGTGTAGTGCTTATGTTCTTAAATGTAATTTTAATATTGTCAATGTCATAATATGCAGCACCCATGTCAAAAACATATGAGTTATGAAATGCTCCTGAAATTGTTTGTGACCAATATGTCCAATCTGCTATGCTCGATTGTCCACTTTGTATATTAATTTTTGTAGGATTAGCAATAGCATTATTGCCACTTGGTTGTGTGCTATATGGTTCTTTTAACGCTACAGTTTGATAACTTCCAACTAATGCACGATTTACTTGAGGGTCAGTACTTGGATTTCCTGCTGGTGCATTTGATGTATTTAATTGTAATCTTCCATAAACAGGAATTACAGTTCCAGTACCTGTAAGATTTTGATAAGGACTTGCCAATGCAACATATCTTAATCCCCATGTTCCAACTTGTGCTGCAGGAAATGGTGTAAATGCAACATTTATAACAGTTGTAGCACTTTGTGTTGAACCAAAACCATTATTTGCTACAACATAAACGCTCTTATTTCCTGTTGTTGAATATCTATGTGTTGCGCTGGTTTGTGTAGTTGTATAGGTTGTGCCATCGCCCCAATGGAATGTATAACTTGTCGCATCTGTTGTTGTGGCGGTAAATGTATAAATAGCAGTATCTTGTTGATTGATTGTATAAGATGTTGTTACTGCTGTAGGTGCTGCACCAGATACTTGTTGTGACAATATATTACTTTGTTTAGTAAAACCATATGAATCTGTAACTGTACATCTAATATTTTTTACACCAGTTTCTGTAGGACCATAGTTAACAGTAGGGGATGCTGATGTAGAAAATACATTACCAACTAATTGAATTGGTAATGTTCCAGCCTCATATCTCCAAGAATATGTTCCGCTTGTTAAATCAATATCAGCAGCATTGGCAACACTAAATGTAATGTCATCATTAATTGTACCGCCCAAAGGATGGTTTGTTTGAATAACTGGTGTTGGGAAATTTGTATCATAAATAAAATGATTCTTTAAATAATATTTAACTGTCCACTCATCATCACTAATTTTGTGTTCAATTCCAATTATTCCATATTTTCTTGAAATATCTTCAGGGTCTACTTCATGATAAACAAACACATTATCAAGAATATCTATAGTTGCAGCAGCATTTGTATTTAATGTTCCGTCCCATGTAATAGAGTAAATTTCTCTTGATGGATGAACAGAATCTTGAAATATTACATCTTTAATATCATTTGTGATTGAACTTTGTGCTGCTGGTAGTGCACTAATTTGAACAGTAAAATCTTTTTTAGCCTGACCCCATTCATTTTTTGAATATTGATTTGTATATAAAGGAACAATGTTGCTGTTATATCCTTGATTTCTAATTGATAACTGATTAGTTAGTGTTTCAAAATTATCAGTTAATTCTATTTCTTTATAAGATGTTGCTCCGCCTCTGGAATCAAATTGTAACTTAATTGCGTCATTTCTCTTTTTATTCATTCTGTTATACAAATACATATCATTATTTCTATCTGCATAAAAGAATTGAATTTGTGTTTGTGCAAGTATTTTTGCAACAGATAAAGCAGTGCTTCCTGAAGCAGTCACTTCTGAAGCATTACCAAACCATAATGCACTTCCTTCTCTATGTGGATTATTCCAGCCAATAATTTCAGTTTGGTCTGTAATTTCAAGTTCTTGGAATAAGCCATAAATATCCATAACATCGCCAAGTCTTTCTGTAAAGCCATCACTTAAAGCATGTAATGCCATTGTTCCAATCATGTCAACAGCAGTAAGAGTTGTTACAGGTGGCTTACCTTTTGGCTGGTAATCAACATTTATATCTGTAATTCTGCCAGTAAATAAAACATTGTTGTTAGCCTTAACTCTTATATCTCTACCCATTCTAATATCTTCATTTCCATATGGGTCAACATTAGGATTTCTTGTTATTATTGTTAATACTCCTGCTTCAGGAGTTTGCCAAATTGCTTGATACCCTTGAACACCACGCAAAACACCAAGACCAGTTATGCCTTCTGAATAATCTACCCAAGTATTATTATTCTTAACTTCTAAAGTTATTGTGTCTGTTAATCTCATATTAGATTGTGCTTCCTGCTACATTATATTTAGAATAAATATTTAATGCTTTTTGCACTTCTCTTCCTAATGCTATTGGGTCTGTTCCAAGACCTGCATTAATTGTTACATTTATAGCAGGACTTGTTTCTGCATTAGCACCACTAAGAACTGGAACTCCTCTTGATAATCCTGTTGCAAAACCTTCAACTACATTCTTTCCAATTCCTGCAAATACTGTTGAAGGAGATTGAATACCTAATGCACTCTTTGCCCATTCAGGAATTAATCCACCAAAATATTCTGTTATGTCTTGCTTTAGTGCGTATTGGTTTTTATTTAAACCTGTCCACAAACCATCTGCAATGTTTTTACCTATACCAGCAAATACTCGTGAAGGAGATTTAATTCCAAGTGCTTTCTTAGCCCATGATGGAAGGATATCTTCAAACAAATCTAATACTTTACTCTTTAACCAACCAATCATATTTCTCATACCATTCCATAAACCTTCCAAAATGTTTTTACCAATGTTAAACATTTTAGATGGAAGTGCAAGATATGCATCAACTATGTCTCCAACAAAACCAATAACTTTATTTGCAAACTTTTTAACTTCTTCAAAGGCTTTTGGTAGCCACTCAGTAAATCCTGTCCAAACCTTCTTAACTGCGTCTGTAACATCGTCCCAATTCTGAACTAATAAAATAATTAATGCAACTACAGCCATAATTGGCAAAGCCACCATTGCCACCTTTAACAAATTTGTTGCAATAGTTGCTGCACCAGTAGCGGTGGTTTGGGCAACAGTAGCAGTAGTATATGCACCAGTTGCTACTGTTGTAGTACCTTTAACAATTCCTAATGTAACTAAAGCAGTTTTAGCACTTGCAAGAAATGTTAATAATGGTCCACCAATTGCTATAACTCCAACAAAACCAAGAATAACATTTTGAATTGGAGTTGGCAAACCATCAAACTTTTCAATTAAAAATGTTAATGCATTTACAAACTTTTCAACAATTGGCAAAACCTTTGTACCAACAGATTCTTTAAGATTTTTTAATGCGTTATCAAACTTTTGTGTTGATGTAACATTCTTTTCTGCAGCATCACCATATTTCTTTTGTGCTGCATCAATAATAATATCAAGAGCCTTTTGATTATCTCCAGCCTCAGATGCTGCTTGTGCTTGGTCATATTGTGCTTCAGTTAAACCAGGAACTATCTTTTGTAAATCTGTTGCTTTTAATTCTCCATCTGCAAGTGCTTTGGCTAATTTGTTTGTCATTGTTTCAGCACTAATAGCACCACCAGTAAATGCTTCAACATCAAATCCAAGATTAACTAATTCAGCAGATAATGCTTTTGCATCTTCAGGTAAACGAGCACCAAGTTGTACAGATAATTTAATAATCTCATCATTATCAACTGACATTGCTTTGCCAAACTTTTCAGCATCAGCAGTTATTTTTGCAAGGGCTTCAGAACCTGCACCAAATGTTGTGGTGGCTTCTGTCATTACTTGTTTGGCTTCTCGTGCCTCATCTATTCCATCTTTAAGGAATGAAACGCCTTGCTTTAATACAAATGCAGAAGCAGCAGCAGTTGCTGCAGAAGCAGCACCTTTTAATCCATCGCTAAGACCACCAACTTGACGATTTGCTTCATTTACACCATCAGTAAGTTTCTTGGTGTCAGCAACAATATCAATCTGTATCTTTTGTGCCACTACTTCCTCCTGTTTAGTTCTTCAACCATTGCTCCATATTCTTCATATGTGAGTTCATAAAACTCTTGTGGCGTGTATCCTGTAGCAATACAGAATCTCGCCATAGCAGTTAGGCTGAAGGAACTTCTTTTGGGACAGTTATATCCATCCCTGACAAATCTGACAACTCTGTAATTGTCAAACCTTCTGCATCCTCTATTGTAAGCGATGGGTTATTTCGCTTTGCCATCATATATTGCATAGCAAATGCAAGTTTAGCCTTAGATGTAGATTGGTCCCATTCATCCATTGGCAAACCTAAATATGTTTCTATTTCTGCTAATTCTTTCCACTTAAGTGTGGACATTAAATCGTTATTCATTACTGCCTCCGTTAATTTAAGTTATATTTCTTTATCTTGTCATCTATTTCTTTTGTATAAGACTGCTCAATAAATCCCATAGTTTGATTTACTGCTGGTCTTAAATATGGTTGAGCCTGTATGTTTCTTTCGTTCCATCCATACTCAATAACACCTGCATATGGAATTGCAGATGAAACCTGTGCTTTCTCTGCGTCAGCAAATGCAACTATAGAAGATGCAAGTGCTCCAGTTCTTTTTGGTGCTAAGGCAGAAGCCTTGTTAGCCACTTCTTGTGAAATTTCTTTGTTAGCGGTTTTCATATCGCCTTCAATAGATTTCGCAAAATTCTTAAGTGCTTCAACAGCCTCTTTAGAATTTACAGTTATGCTAATTGCTTCTGCCATAGCCACTCATTATGAATTTACTCTTGTTGGTTTTCCATCAAGGATAAAGTTAATGTCAAAGGTGAAGAACTCACCTGCTGCTCCGCCAAGGTCAGGAACAACTTCTGCATAACCAGTCGCTGTGAAGTGTGGTTGTGCTGCAGATGGTGTTGCATTTCCATGTGGTGCATATGTAATCGTTACAGTCTGACCTGCGTTATCCCAGAGCCAAGAGTGGAACGATGATGATGCTGTATCCTGAAAGCCAGTTACAGCACATGTAAAATCAAGAGAATCTTCGTATGTTCCAAAGCCAAGAGTGTTTACAGCAGATGAGAAAGTAACATTACTTACTGCACCTGCAAATTCATCACCATCAACTTCAAACACGATAGATTTACCTTTAATTCGTGCCATGTCAATTTCCTCCTTCAATATCAATTGAAATGTTTATATTTGTTGCAAGAAATCTTGCTCCATTTACTTCTTGAATAAATGGTTTGTCTACAGTGAGACGATTTGCACTGGTGTATTCCCAAATTGCAGGAATAAGAGTGTCTAATGTGTCATCAAGATTTTCTGTTTCAGTTTCATTAGTTGCATATGGGACAAGTACTAAGACTTTCCAATTAGTTGCATAATCTGCATCATATTGATTTTCATATACTGTAATGAATTCTGTGTCAGGTTCCATAATCGCACAAAGTGGATTAGGTCTTTCAGGTACATATTTGTAGACTTTAGATATTCCGCCAAGAATAATGGCAGATTCTAATTCTTCTCTTACTGCACCAATGTTCATGCAAACCTCACCATATAACGATTAAGTAAAGGATATACACCAACGAGAGGGTCCCTTGCGGTATTAACAGGTGCTCCATCATATGTAGCATACTGAGCCACTCCCATTGGTGCATTACGACGCTGGAATAGTTCTGAACCAACTTCAAGATAGCAACGCTTTAACACATTTGCAGGAACCTTGCTGCTCTTAATATAAGATGCAACTAAATCCTTTGCTGTGTCCCAACATTCTTCAACATAGGCATCATCATTAGTTGATGCTCCTACATATGCTTTTAAGTCTGTCCAGTCCATTGTCTAATCTCCTAATTAATCAAGTGGGTTTGCCACAATTGTCATTGCCTTTGGCTCTGGAGCAGCGATGCCCAAGTATCCGTAGACAGAGAATGAATTTGTTAGTGATGTGATTTCTTCGTCATTGAGACGGAAAGGTGCACCAGCAGATTCGTAAGTTGTAAGTGCTGCAGAGTTACCAACATAGAATGAACCAGCAGCGAGTGATGGGTCCATTACGATTGGTAGACCAAGAATTGTTCCAGTCAAACCAACAGGATTGATTGAACCAAGTGTGTTAACAGTTGCGCCTGCGTTTGAAAGGATTGGACGACCTGCGTCATCAGTTACCTTTGCAAGTGCTTGGAATACATCGCTTGAAACAAGAATTACTTCAAGTGCATATCCTGCATTGTTATTTACATCAGCAGCAGCCTTTGCGAGTGCGCCAATAACTTCATCTGCTTGCCATGCAGCAACAGTTGCAGTATTGAAATCACCAGATGCAGCAATAACTGCAGCACGAGCAGCAGCGTTTGTTGCAGCAGCATACTTAGCGACCATTGCTCTGAAAGCAGTGTCAACATAAGCAATGCTTGAACGCTCTACAACCTGACGAGACATATCTGTGTATCCACCATATGTCTTGATTGGAGCGGTTGCAGATGTAAGAGTCAACTTACCATAGGAGAGAACATCTCCTTCAGCAGCCTGCTCTCCAACTGCGAGAGTATTTGTATCAACCTTTGGATATTCAACATTCATTCCATCAGCAGGTAGTGCTGCAGAAGATAGAACATTAAATGTTGGACGACCAGCGTTAAGAATACGAACAGTATCAGAAACCCAAGCGTTCTTTACGATTGAATCGCCTGTGTCTGCACCTGTGAATGTACGATGGAGTGCAATAGCCTCATCGTTACCTGCTGCAACAGCCTTTACCCAATCTCCAAAAGAGCGGAACTGTGTCTTAGCAGTAGTATTAACAGAAGTAGTTGCGAGAACATCAAGTCTGCGCTCTAATTCTTCTGCGTGATTACGAACTTCTGCAATTTCTGCAGAGTAATCTGTGTTTTCAGTCATTATTTCCTCCTTGACTTCTCTTACTTCAGTAACTGAAGCATTTTCATAAGCAGGAAAAGCCACTAAGGAAACTTCCTTGAGGTCAACCTTCTTACGAACGATTGTTTTTTCTTTCTTTTCATCTATTACAGGGATGAAGCCTACTGAGAATGAGCGGATTGCTCCATCCTTAACTAAGTTAAGTGTCTCATTTCCCAAAATTGTTTCAGAAATCTTTGCACGAATTATTAAGCCTTCTTCAGACTCTTCCATTTCTGTTACTCGTCCAATTATTTCTTTGTGGTCACGAAACAATTTAACATCTGAGTTTAGGTCTACTGCGCCTTTTTCAAAACGCTCTGACCATCCGCCACCAATGTCAATTGTTTCATTGAATGGAACAGCCACACCAGAAACTTCACGCTTCTCTGTGTCTGTTGCTCTAATTTCAAAAGAGCGTGTGATTAAATTATCCATTTCCATTACTCCATTCTATGCTATAGGTTGGTCAGGTGCTGGAGCAGGTTGTGCATCCAACATTGGCATATTTTCCATTTCACGAACTTCATCAAGTGTTAGGAAGCCTTTGTCAAGACCAATTGCATAGGCTTGATATCTTGCTGTTTGATTTGGGCGAAGGAACTCAGTTAAATTAAACTCAGCCTTCTGTCCTCTTGGCAACAAGTCTGTGATTGCTTGCTGAATTCTTAAAGCATATTGCTGTAAGCCATCATCATACAATCTTGTTCTATCTTCATTTCCATTAATGTATGTTAGTCCTTGACCTTCAATAGCCATAGATAAATACATTGGTGGCACACCAAACATCAAAGCGATTTGACGATTAATGTGTTTTTGGTTTTCTAAGAACTGTGCTTCTTCAGGATTTAATGAGATAGATTCATATTTTAATCCTGACGATAACACAGCAACACTTCTATCTTGCTGAGATGCAACGAAAGCATCTTTATTTTGCTTTGCTACATCTTCAGATAGAAATTCTGTTGTTGTTAGCGTTCCTGTTGGAACTGCTGCAGTACGGAACCAGTTGTCTGCATAGTTATTTAAATCTAATGCACTACGCAATAATGCTCTGTGTCTTTGGATTGGTCCCTCACCTAATAATTTTGTTGCGGAAGCAGAATGTAATAGTTTTAGGTGAACAATGTCAGCCTTAGAATAATTCTTTCCGCCAATCTGATAATAAATAACACCCTTGTTAGTTTCAGATACACTAATATCTGTTGGGTGAATGTTTGTTATGTTTACAATGCCTCTTGCATTACGCTTGATAAGCCAGTATGCATTTCCGAATACCGCCATGTGAAATAAAGTTGTTCCAAGCCATTCAGATTGAGAAACATTATTCTCAACATCAGGATATTCAAGCCAAGCAGGAGATGATATCTTTTCATTTCCTCTATAAACTTCTACAGGTATTTGCATGATTGCAGTTTCAAGAACAGATATTGCTCTATTTACTGCAACGAGACTAAGGGCAGTTGATTCATTTACAACTATCTCTTGTCTTGCAGGTGCGCTCATGGCACGATTCTGTGTGGCAGGAACAAAAGGTTCAACTACATCTACTTGGTAGCCAAGTCTTTCTACTAATTTGTCTCTTAATCCCATTTGTTCTCCTTCTAAAAAACCATTTGTTGTGGCTTCTGTTGTGTTTCTACAAACCAAACTGCTAATACTGTTGCAACGGCTGCATCAATATCCATTCCGCTATCTTTACGAGCGATTCTCCACGATTCACCGCTATTTTTGCGTACTGCTCTTTGCATTTGTAAGGAAACTATCTCATCTTTTGGATGAATTAATCCCTTACGCATTATTCTACTGTATGCGTTGTTTGAGGCACTAATTAAATCTTTATTTGATGTGGTTTGTACCCTTAATCCCTTCTGTTTTAAGGCTGATGCCAAATCATCTAATACATTTACATCCATAATAAATGGTTTGCCATATTTGCCAAGATTAATACAAGCCTTAATAATCTCATCTATATTTGTATTATTGAATGAGGCTACTAATTCTGTGGCTACATTTCCATCAGGTAAAAGTTGAGCGGTAACGATAGATACATTTTCCCATCCTGAAGTTCTCTCAATAGCAAACACTTCAGGGTTAGTTGGTCTGCCTTCAGGTAATGAAGTCCATGAACCAACAGGCAACCAAGCGTTCATTGAGGATACAAACTGGTTTAATCTATATCTACGAGCATCAGGCTCAGGCATTGTGGCTAATTCATTTTTAACAGAGTCCCAATTTAATATACCGCTTGCTAATTGTGGGTTTGCCATGCGTACAGATTGTTCATCATCTAAGGCACAGCCCTTTGGTGCTTCCCAACAGAAGAAACCAAAGCGTTCTAAATCTTCTTGTCCATCCATAGCCTTGGAACCATTCTCATAAAGATTTTTTAGTAACTCAGATGTGTCATCACCTGCAGTTGTAATTCCAATTACCATGCCATCTGGGCGAGTAGCAGAGCCAAGAGCCATAGCAGTCCAAACATCGCTATTAGCAACATGAAGTTCGTCAAAGATAACCATTGACGGATGTAAGCCTTGAGCAGTTGCTGCTTTTGCTGCAATAACTTTATATATACCTGTTTCATCTTTCGTCCATAATCCTCTATGTTCTGTACTTCTTGCAAAGAAATGTCCTAATAATTCACTTGAATCTACTTGATGTTTTAGCCTTCTATAAACGATTTTTGCTTGGTCTGCGGATGCTGCAACACTAATTACTTCAGGTGCTGGTTCGTGTAATAACATCCCATAAAGCGCAAATAACGCTCCTAATAGGCTCTTTCCATTCTTTCGTGGCATAGATATAACCACTTGTTTGTATCTTAATCTACCTGCCTTAGAAGGCTCAGGATGGTCATCAGGATATCTTTCTAAGACACTACGCATTAACCATTTCTGCCAATCCGTTAATACTAATATTTCGTCATTCTTTTCAGGCAAACGCCATAAGGCTTGACTAATATTAATAATCTTATCCCCATCAGTTGCAAAATCTTCAGATAGAGGTAAGGTGTAGTGAGTTGGTTTCCAATCAGCCATTAGCAATAGCAGCCAACATTTCTGCAGGGGATAAATCTACAGACTTACGATTATTAAGCAAACCAAGATTAGACAATAGCCCAATAAGGACTGGTGCTATTTTATGTCTATGGTTTGGAAATTCATCCATAGTTGCTGCTAATTGAACTGCTTGTTGGGCTGCCCCTAAATCTGCTTCTTCTAACCAAGTAGCCTGAGCAATAGATTTTCTAACTGCATCTTCAAGGCTTTGGTCTAAATTCAATGGAGGATTTACTTTTGATATTTCTCTCATGCCTCTTGGACCTTGGCTCATTCCTGTTCTCATATCTTCTCCTTTTCACTATTTCCTATACTGTGGTTTGGTCAATACTCTTACAGGGTCAATATTTTTAAAATAAAAAAACCCCCAAACCATTTTTATTTCAAACCACATATATATTATATCATGCAAACCATTATCACATTTTTATATTAATGTCAAACCATCCAAACCTTTATATCCTTGTATGTTTGTATATATGCCAATAGGGATATTAGGGTATCTCCTCTATACCGCCGCCTTTTGGGCGGCATATTGAGGCGGTATACAAAGAGTATTGACAAACCATCATATCTATGATATGCGGATATATGAGCATATATGGTTTGGGATATATGGTTTGATATTTACTATTTGACAAATGGTTTGAGATGCGGTAGATATATCTATAACCAAACCATGTATCCTGTATACCAAACCATCTATCCTATAATCCTTCACCCCATATTGGTAGGAAATCAGGTGCATTGATACCCCAATTATCAGGATTGTCCACAGTATCTCTTGGTCCTAAGTATGGGTTATGGTCATATGTTTCATATTCATAATCCATGAATGTATCTTCATCATCGTATTCTGTATAGTTCATATATCTATTATAGGTAATGAGGGTTGCTTTGTCAATACCGCCTCAGTTATACTTCCTATTCCAATAGGGTAATCTCTTGAACATTTGATTCCTTCTTGTACCATTGCATTTCTTACAGGCAGGAAGTAGATTAGATACTTCATGTGTACCGCCAAAACTTACAGGAATAATATGGTCAGCCTCATTGGCTGGTCCCTTGCAATAATGGCAGGTCCATTGTGCTCCTTCTAAGACTATCCTTCTATTCCTCTTATATTCAGCACTACTGTAATTGCCCATCTTCTACCCATCCGATTTCTTGGGCTTGTCCACAGGGCTGTGTTGTATCGCATCCATGTTCTTCACAGTAGTAGATAATTCTGTGGGTAGTGGTCGTCTCAGTAATCTTTCTGTCCTTTCCCACATTTCTGGGTATTCGTTCCAATCTATCTTCGCCTCCCATATACAAATTAAATCTAAGAGATGCGCTGCACAAACAATTCCCCATTCAGGATGTTTATAGTATGCATTTTGCTTACATCTTTCGCAAGGAGTAGGTCTTGCTGTAGATTTATATTTCTTTAGGTAATAGGTGGGATTTCCTTTTTGGTCCCCTGCATTTTCAGTGTTACCCTTATTGCCCTTAGTACCCTTACGCTCGTATCTCCCTCTACCTATTCCTCTGCTCTTTGTCATCCTTAACCATCCTATCAGCAATAATCCAATTGTATTTTGCTACATATAGGATTATCTTATTTATATCAGGGTAGTCCTCTCTCATTTTACCTTTTTCGTATAAGCCAACATTTCCGTTGCACCTATCACAGAGAACTCCTCTAATACATTTTCCGCAAGTCTTGTAATACCCATAAGATTTTCCATTTCTTTTGGGTACAGGACAGCAATTCCAATCATGGTCTACATGTAATTTCTTATGTGTTATTTCTTTCTTTCCACATATCTCACAACCATCCTTAGCCATCTCAACATATTGTTCTGTTGTTATCTTATATGTACGCTTTAGATGATTGTTTCTTATCTTATCGTAAGGTTGTCCATTATATGAATTCCGCCCAAAATTGACTAACTCATGTGTGCCATTTCTGCGTGTTCTCTCATAATGCATCTTACACATACCAATAGCATAGTTATGAGTATTACAGCCTTCAATAGTGCATGAGGGCTTTCTTGTGCCACCTCTGTGGCTAATCAATGTACGAGATTTTCTACATTCTTTACAGTAATAATCAAACCCATCAGTTTGGGATTTCATCTTGTAAAACATTTTTATTGATAGTTTCTCATTACAAGAAACACAAGTTTTATTTTTCATTGAGATTAGCCAATCTTTTAATCTCATCTAATGCATCTTTAACCCTTTGCTCAGGTGTTCTTTTATCCTTTGGCATTTAGGACACCATCCAAACCATTTTCATAATTTGTTATTACTTCCAAATGCTCAGGATTGAC